CATCACCAGGTGTTGAGGTTAAGGTAATTGACGAAAGTTTTTACACTCCAGCTGAGCCCGGCACCGTACCAATGATTTTTGTTGCCACTGCGGAAAACAAAACCAATGGAGCAGGCACTGGTACTGCACCTGGTACGACAGCGGCAAACGCAGGTAAACCATACCTGATCACATCACAAAGAGATTTAGTAGAAACATTCGGCGAGCCGTTGTTTTATACTGATACAAACAACAACCCAATTCATGGCGGTGAACTTAACGAATATGGCTTACAAGCGGCTTACTCGTTACTAGGAGTTAGTAACCGTGCATATGTTGTAAGAGCAGGCATTGACCTAAGTGCTCTAGTTGCAACATCAGAAGCACCTACTAGCGATCCAGCAGACGGAACTTATTGGGTAGATACTGCATCTACACTATACGGTGTATTTGAATGGAACGGTTCTGCAGGTTCAACAACAGGCGGACAGTCATTCTCAAACAAAGCACCTATTGTAATTACAGATGCTAACCAAATTGATAGCGGAGCACCGAAAGGTTCAGTAGGCGCAAAAGGCGACTATGCTATTACAGCAACAACTACTCTACAAAAACTTTACTATAAAAATGAAAGTGGTACTTGGGTAGAAGTAGGCGGAACAGCATGGAAAGCAAGCTGGCCTACAACACAAGGTTCTGCTAACCCGACTACAACTTCGGGTGCATCAATGACAATCAATGCAACAACAGTTACAACAGGTGGCACAGATGCCGCTGCCGCTGTAACTGCAATTAACACCGCAGGGATTGCAGGAATCACAGCAGATGTAGATTCAAATAACATTTTGAGAATTTTCTCAACAGGAGCAAACGTTGTACTTGCCGCTGGAGCATCAACACTACTAGCAGAGCTAGGTCTTACAGCAGGCACTTACTACGCACCAGAATTAAGTATCGCCGCTCATACAAGTGTTCCAGAATACGGCGAGAACGATACTACTCCACGTCCAACAGGTTCTATTTGGGTTAAAACAACTAATCCAAACAAAGGTGCCGATTGGTCAATTAAAGTTTGGAATAATGCAACTAAACTTTGGGAAGAAAAAACAGTTTCAATTTATGCAAGCGGTGAAGCGGCATTGTTTAATTTAGATAAAGATAACGGCGGACTAAATTTAGATAGTTCACAACTTTATGTAAGATACAATGATGCTGAAGCGGCAAGCGTTGTTGCAAACTTTAAAGTTTATAAGCGTAACGGTACTGGCGCACTTGCAATTACTTCTAGTGCAGTTAGTACACAACTATCATCCGGACCAATTTCGTTTGATATTGCTGAAACTATTGTCGGCAGTGCAACACTAGGCAGTGATGTAACAGTTAGTGGAACTGCTACTGGAGCGGCAACAGACGCTGAAGTAATTGCTAATGCTATTAACAGTTCTAGTTTAGTAAATGTTAGAGCAACTGTTGATGCGGCAAATAGAATTGTAATTACACATGCCAAGGGCGGTGAATTTAGAATTACTGATACTAGTGGCCACTTAGCTGAAGCAGGATTTACTACTTCTGGCAGTGGTGCAACTCCTAACTTATATGATGCACCAGCAGGCGACACAACACACGATTGGGTAGCAACATACTGGAAAGTTTTATCAGCAACAAATAGTAACACTGCACCAACTGCACTAGCGGCAGATGGTACACTATGGTACAATTCAATTGTTGACGAAGCAGACATTATGGTACACAATGGAACAACTTGGGTTGGTTACTTAGACAGTACTTCACCATATTACAGTGCAAACACAGGTGATCAAACAGATCCAAATGGTCCTATTGTAAGCGCAACTGAGCCAACATTACAGTCTGATTCATCAGCACTTAAGAATGGCGATATTTGGGTAAGCACAGCAAACATTGACTCTTATCCAGAAATTTACAAGTACAGTGCTCCTAAGTCACAATGGATTCAATTAGACACTTCAGATCAAACAACGTCGGATGGTGTATTATTTGCAGATGCACGTTGGGGATCATCAGGAGCAAGCGCAGACGCCGCTGATATTCCAGATCTACTAATTAGTAATTACTTAGATCCAGATGCACCAGATCCAGCACTATATCCAAAAGGTATGATCCTTTTCAACACACGTAGAAGTGGATTTAACGTTAAGAAATTTGTACGTAACTACATCGATACAAACGCAGAAAACAAGCGTCAAAACGATGCGCCTATGACAGGTTATTACCAGCATCGTTGGGTAACTGAATCACCAAACAATCCAGATGGTTCAGGACGTTTTGGACAAGCGGCACAAAGATCTGTTGTTGTACAAAGTTTACAAGCAGTAGTTAACAGCAACGACGAGATCCGTGATGACGAATCACGTATCTTTAACTTAGTGGCAACTCCAGGTTATCCAGAACTAATTGGCGAAATGATTAGTCTAAACTATGACAGAGGCTTAACAGCATTTGTTGTAGGTGACTCACCAGCAACACTAACACCTGATGCAACATCACTCAACGAATGGGGTACAAACGTAAAACTTGCAGTTGAAGATAACGCAAACGGTCTAGTAAGCAGTGACGAGTACCTAGGCATGTATTATCCATGGGGCTTTACAAGCGACAACTTTGGTAACAATATTGTTGTTCCACCAAGCCACATGATGCTACGCACTATTGCACTTAGCGACCAAGTATCGTTCCCATGGTTTGCACCAGCAGGTACAAGACGTGGCGGCATTACTAACGCTACAGCAACAGGGTATATTGACAATGAAGGCGAATTTGTTTCAATTGCACTAAACGAAGGACAGCGTGATACACTATATGGTATCAGCGTTAACCCAATTACGTTTATTACAGGTGCAGGACTTGTAGCATTTGGTCAAAAGACTCGTGCAAGAAATGCAAGTTCACTTGATAGAGTTAACGTTGCAAGACTTGTTATCTACCTACGTAGTCAACTTAACAAACTTGCTAAGCCTTATATCTTTGAGCCAAATGATAAGATCACACGTGATGAGATCAAACAAGCGGCTGAAAGTTTAATGCTAGAGCTTGTAGGTTCAAGAGCACTATATGACTACATTGTAGTTTGTGACGAAACAAACAATACTCCAAGCAGAATTGATCGTAACGAACTATACTTAGACATTGCTATTGAACCAGTTAAGGCAGTGGAATTTATTTACATTCCATTAAGACTTAAGAATACAGGAGAAATAGCAGGTCTATAATATCATAATTTGGACCCCTGAAAAATGGGGTCCATGATTTGATAAATACTTGCAACAGGAGAATATTATGTCAATTTCAACACTATCAAAGATTACTGTTCCTCTAGCTTCTGATGCTAGTTCATCAACACAAGGTTTGTTGATGCCTAAGCTACAGTATCGCTTTAGAGTAATGCTAGAGAACTTTGGTGTATCAACACCAACAACAGAATTAACAAAGCAAGTTATGGATGTAACACGCCCAAGTGTAACATTCGAAGAAGTAGAAATTCCGGTTTACAACTCACGTGCATACCTAGCAGGTAGACACTCGTTTGAACCTATTACACTTAACTTGCGTGAAGATGTAAACAACAGTGTACAAAAACTTGTTGGCGAGCAACTTCAGAAACAGTTTGACTTCTTTGAAATGTCAACTGCGGCATCTGGTATCGATTACAAATTTACAACACGTATTGAAATCCTAGATGGTGGCAACGGTGCTAATACACCAAACATTTTAGAAACATTCGAACTATACGGTTGTTTCATTCAAAATGCAAACTATAACCAATTAACTTATAGTGCAAACGATCCAGTATCAATTACACTATCAATCCGCTTTGATAACGCAATCCAATCACCACAAGGTGAAGGTATTGGTACAAGCGTTGGTAGAACAATTAACAGCCTAGTAACAGGCGGTGGTGGTATCGGTTAATACCAAAAGTAAATTGGCATAACAATTTTAAGGGGACTTCGGTCCCCTTTTTATTTTATACGCACATAATGAATATGGATAAATATTTGTATGGCGAATATATTAAATGGTTTTCTAAACAACGTATTACAGGGTGCAACTAACCCAGGTGGTAATCTAAAAGATTATCAACACGCAGGTCGTCTCTTTGTTGACGACGGAATGCGTTTGGCTCCTAAGACTAAATTTCTCTATCATGTAGTTTTTGAAATGAGTGCATCTGCTCAGAAGATGATGCCACAGCTCAATCAAAGACACAAGCAAGAGTTTGCTATGCTTGTAAAAGCAGTAGATTTGCCAAAGATGCAAATTCAAACAGTTACAAAAAATATGTATAATCGTAAAAAGAATTTGCAAACAGCAATTGAATACGATCCAATTAATATTACATTTCATGATGACAATTTAGGCTTGACTACTACACTAATGGAAGCCTATTATAGATATTATTACAGAGACGGAAATTATGGCACAAGTGGAATAAGTCCCCCGTATAATCCAAGAAACACATTTGGAGATCCTTCGTCTCAAAATTATCGTTATGGTTTAGATAACGATCATGTAGAACCGTTTTTTAATAAAATAACAATTTATCAAATGGCAAGAAAAGAGTATATTGCATATACTTTAGTAAATCCTCTTGTTACAGGTTTAACTCACGATCAAATGGATTCTTACGATAATAGTACTCCTGCACAAAATCAAATGTCAATTGCATACGAAGCAGTATTTTACAGCAGAGGTGCTACAGGTGAAGACAGTCCAGCAGGATTTGGTACTGCACATTATGATTCAACACCTAGTCCTTTATCAGTAAGAGGCGGCGGCACTGGATCATTACTAGGCACAGGTGGTGTAGTCGGTGGTATTAGTGATATCATCGGAGATATTGCAGGCGGACAATTTAACTTAGGCACTGCATTAAATGTATTCAACACATATAAAAATGCCAAGTCATTGACTAGAGAAGGACTACGCCAAGAAGGATTTAACATTTTAAGAGGAGCATTGTCAAATATTACTAGAGAAACTGTTGGTGGCATTAGTGATGTAAACTTTCCTAAACAATCAGGAGACGGCGGCGACGGAAGTGTAGTTATAACAGCAGGCGGGTATGTAGATGTTGGAGTACCTACTTACGCAGAAAGAGTTGCTCAAGCCACTGGTAGCGGATCCTATGACG